GGGCCAAGCCGGGCTGATCTCGGTGGCGCCGAATGGAGGGAGCCAGGAATGAAAAAATTCTGGGAGTTTAAAAACACATCTGATACTGAAGCGGAATTATTGTTGTATGGTGAAATCGCTTCAGAGAGGCCCTGGTGGGATTGGGAAGGTGATACCGTAACCCCGAAGCAATTTGCCGAGGAATTGAAAAACCTCGGGTCCAAATCAAATATTACAGTCAGAATCAATTCAGTCGGTGGAGATGTGTTTGCGGCCCACGCGATCTTTACCCAGCTTAAACTCAACCAGGCCAGCATTACGGTGATAATTGACGGCCTGGCAGCCAGTGCTGCCACCATCGTCGCCATGGCCGGGGACACTGTTAAGATCCCGTCAAATGCCATGATGATGATCCACAACCCGGTGGTGGGGCTTCTCGGCTATTACAGCGCCGAGGAAATGGAAAAAATGGCCGAGTACCTGGAGCAGGTCAAGGAATCAATCATCAATGCCTACATCACCAAGACCGGCCTGGACCGAAAAGCCCTCTCCAAGATGATGGACGAGGAAACCTGGATGACCGGCCAAGAGGCGGTTGACAAGGGATTTGCGGATGAGGTACTGTTCCAGGACGTGCAGGCCGCCGTATACGGGAACTTCCTGGTTGTCAACAGTGTAAGGCATGACTTGTCGAAGTTCAAAAACATCCCGTCCAACCTGGTTAAAACCGGCACACCTGCCGGCTTTAATAAATTAACGCAGGAACCGGCCCCAAAGCCGCAGCCTGTAAATCAAAAGGAGGATGATGGGACAGTGGAAACCAAGACCGTAGACGAGCTGAGAAAGAATTTCCCTGACCTGGTCGCCCAGGTGGAAGCTGCGGCCAGGGAAGAGGGGGCCAGGGCCGAGCGGCAGCGCATCCAGGCGATTGACGAAATCAGCCGGACGCTCATGCCCGAGTTGGTCAACAAGGCCAAGTACGAGCAGCCGATGAGTGCCGAGCAGTTGGCTTTTGAAGCCCTCAAGGCTGACGCCGCCAAAGGCCGCCGGTATCTGGAGGATACGAAAAAAGACCGTGCCGAGTCCGGGACAGACAAAATAACTGGCCACCCCCAGGACCAGCGGACCGACAAGGAAAAGGAGATGGAGGAGCGGAAAGCAAACGCCCAGGCCATCGCAGAATACGCAAAGCAAAGGAGGGATAAATAATGTCCAATCTATTCAGCAACTTGGATACCTTCACCCCGGGCGAGCTCATTGCCGGTAATAACGTTCCAATTCTGGTCAAGGCCGTCACTTTACAGGCCAATCAGGGTGTAGTGAAGCGCGGTACTGTACTGGGGATCATAACCGCCAGCGGCCTGGCTGTTCCGGTTAATAGCGCGAATTCAGATGGCAGCCAGAATGCTGACTGCATCCTGGCGGACGACGTTGACACCACGGGCGGAAACGTAGTTGCTGAGACTTACCGGAGCGGTCACTTTAACCGCAAGGCACTTATTTTCGGCGGCGATGACACCGCGGCTGATCACGAAGACAGGCTCAGGGAACTGGGGATTTTCCTGAGCGATAATATCGCTTATTAATTGTACCGAAAGGAGGATAAACAAATTGCCTGTTTCTATTTATGACACCAGAACCATGATGCAGGCGCTTGAAATAATGCCGCCTGTCAGGACTTTCTTCCGGGATACTTTCTTCCCGGGGGTGAATACCTTTGTTACCGAAAAGGTGGACGTCGACTTCAAAAAGGGCAAACGCAAAATGGCTCCGTTTGTGGCCAGGCGCAGCGGCGGGATCAACGTTGATCGCCAAGGCCTCAGAACCGACACCTACACCACCCCGTACATCGCGCCCCAGCGAGTGTTGAGCAAAGATGACATCGGGAACCGTATGTTGGGTGAGAACGTCTACAGCACCCGCACCCCGGAGCAGCGGGCGCAGGAGCTTCTGGCCAGGGACCTTGTGGAACTTGACGAAATGATCACCCGCCGGGAGGAATGGTTCTGTCGCCAGATCCTGCTCTCCGGCCAGGTTACCATCAAGGGCTGGGTGGACAAGGTCGGCGGAAACGAGTACGTCGAGGATACCGTGGACTACAGCTTTACCAACAAGGAAACTTTGATCGGCGTGGATGCCTGGGACCAGGAAACCAGCGACAAATACGGTGACCTGAAACGCATTCGCCTGGAAATCATTCAGAAGACCGGGATCAATCCCGATACCGTGGTGATGGCCAACAACGTGGCTGATCTGTTCGTCAATGACAGCAAGATTCAAAAACTCCTGGACATAAGGAACCTAACCATCGGCACCATTCAGCCCAGGATCCGGATGAACGGCGTGACCTACATTGGCACCCTGACCAGCCTGGGCTTGGAACTGTATACTTACGATGAGTGGTTCCTGGATGACGACGGCGTAGAGTATCCCATGATGCCGGATGATTACCTGATTATGGGCCGGCCCAGACTGGGCACAAGATTATATGGCGCCGTAACCCAGACAGAGGAAAGCGACCGGGAGTTTCATACCTACGAAGGGACCCGCATTCCCAAGGTATGGACCGACGTAAACAACGACGTCAAGATGATCCGGGTGGCTTCCCGGCCGCTGCCCAAGCCTGAGGATGTCGATTCCTGGTTTACTCTGAAAGTGAAGTAGGTGAGTGCCGTGGCAATATTTATAAAGCGTTTTCGCGTGCGCTATAATGGCGTTACCTATGGTCCCGGCCAACCTGGCGGACAGATTATATCGGGCCTCTCCAATGAGGAAGAAGCTCGTTTGATTGAGCATTCCATGGGAAACATCGAAAGGTACCCGAATTCAGCCAGAGGAGGATCCAGCGATCGGGAAAACAACGCCAGCGACTCCATGGAGAAAGAACCAGCAAATGATGTTGATGTTGATACTGTCCAGGAGGACCCGGTTTTCGGTGAGGATGCGGAGCCCGTTATTGAGTCCATAAGGGCCGAAGATTTTATCAAGCCCCGTCACGGAACCGAATCGCAAAAGGGCCGAAATGAAAAAGCGGGCAAGGGGCGGTAAGCGATGGCCGGATTCAAGGATTATCTGGCCTCCGACTTAGTCACGTTTTTCAATCCAGATGAATTTTCCGAATTCCACGATATTGACGGTCTTCAGGTCCAGGCACTAGTGGACAGAGATGTCATGAAAGTCCGGAGCACCCAGCGGTACGACGGGGTATACAAAGGGGAGGTAGCGGTCTTTGTTAGGGCTGCCGACCTCCCCTCCTGCCCCGTTTACGGCCAGCATATGCGCCTGGATGGCAAGCTCTACCTGGTGGCCGAGTGCGGAGAAAACTGCGGAATGTTGGAGATAATCCTGGAGGCGAACGAGTCATGATTACTATTGACGCTGATCAGGTGGCCAGGGCGGAGGTCGTACTGAAGCATATACCCGGAGGAGCCCCAAAGGCCATTGCGAACGCCCTTAACCGGGCTGCCGAGGGAGCCAGAACGGAAGCGGTCAGGAAAGTCCGTGAGCGGTATTATATCCGGGCAAGAGACGTTAATGAAACAATACGGATTAAAAAGGCTACCCCGGAGGACCCGGTGGTCATCATCCGGTCCACTGGATCCCTCGTTGCCCTGTCCAAGTTCCGGATCAATCCGTCCAAGCCACCGGCGAAGCGAAGAAAAAAGCCGGTTGTTGCCCGGGTTGTCCGGGGAGCGGGTGGTCCCGTCAGGGGTGCTTTTGTTGCCCAGATGTCCTCAGGACATATTGGTGTTTTCCACCGCGCTGGCAAAGCCAGGCTTCCAATTGTTGAGAGATTCGGCCCTTCCGTTCCGCAGATGCTGGGCCACGAGTCGGTTACCCGGTATATCGAGGAGCAGGCCAGGGAACGACTTGAAAGCCGGCTGGACCACGAGATTGAACGGATGCTGCGAGGTGTTGGGAAATGAGCACACCTGTCTTACTGGTGGATGGACTGCGGGACTTCATTGAGCCCCTGGTCAAAAGCTATGTTCTGGAGACAAACCGGCCGAACCTGGCCAAGCCACCCCAGGTGGTGACCGGTTATCTGCCGCCGAAGAATCCGAATTTCGATGCCCCGGATTTTCCTTTTGTCATCGTGAGGTTTGTCGAGGGAACGGACAGCGATGACGGCTCAACCGCCGTGGTAAAAATAATTGCCGGGACTTACTCGGAGGACGCCCGGGAAGGCTGGCGGGACGCGGCCAATATCCTCCAGCGGGTCAAAACCGAACTGCTTAAACGGCGGGTCATCGCAAAAAAATATCGGGTCGAGCTTCCCATGAAAATCGAAATGCCTGAGGAACAGCCATTCCCAGAGTGGATAGGAGTCATGACCACCACCTGGGCGGTTGCCCAGCCACTGGAGGAGGTAATTTATGAGCAAGAATAGGTCCGCGCCAAAGAAGGAAGCCGCCCCCGCCGGGGAGCGGCTTATATACTGCGGCCCAAACATCCCGGGAGGAGCCCTGCAGCGGTATACTGTTTTTAAGGGAGGCCTGCCTGCACATCTGACCGGGTTGTTTGAAAAATGCCCGGCAGTCAAGACCTTGTTTGTTCCCCCCGTCGACCTGGCCCGGGTGGACCGGGCTATTGGCACCAAGGGCACACCGGAGCATTCCGCTTTCCAGGAAGTGCTCCAATACATCATGAAAGGTGGTGCGTAAGTAGATGACCTACAAACACGGCGTATATATCTCGGAGGTACCCACATCCGTAGTTTCGCCGGTCCGTAGCAGCGCAGGTCTGCCTGTGGTGTTCGGCACAGCGCCGGTTAACCTGATCACAGGGGAGGCGCCGGTTAATAGGCCAGTACTCTGCTACACCTATAGCGAGGCTGTGGAACGGTTCGGGTACAGCGATGATTGGGAAAACTACACTCTCTGCGAATTTATCAAGTCCCATTTTGCGCTGTTTGCCTGCGCTCCGGTGGTTCTGGTAAATGTCCTGGACCCGGTCGTCCACAAGATTGCTGTACCCGAGGCTTCCGTGGCCATGGTGAGCGGCATTGCAACCATAACTACAAAGGGCGTACTGTTGTCAAGCCTCAAGGTCAGGCTGACCGCCGGCGGGGCCGACATGGTAAAGGGAACGGATTACACCGCTGAGTTTGATAACGAGGGGCAGGTCGTGATTACCAGGCTTACAACCGGAAGTATACCCTCCGGCCAGACCGAGGTATTTGTGGAATACGATAAGCTCGATCCATCTGCAGTGGTTGCCAATGATATCATCGGCGGGGTAGATGCCGAGACAGGGGCATACACCGGCCTGGAACTCCTGAATAAGGTTTTCCCCCTGTTCCGGCTGGTACCCGGGATGGTCCTGGCCCCTGGGTGGTCCCACGACCCTACCGTGGCCGCGGTAATGGTGGCCAAGGCCTCCAACATCAACAGCCATTTCAAATGCATCGCCCTTACTGATATCCCCGCGGATGCTGGCGGCGTTTTAAAGTATACTGACGTGCCTGCGTGGAAAAACACCAACAGTTATACATCAGAGCGCCAGGTGGTCTGCTGGCCTAAGGTTAAGTTGGGTGATGAGGAATACCACCTCTCCACCCAGTTGGCGGGAATTATATGCAAGACCGATGCAGACAAAGACGATGTGCCGTATGCCAGCCCCTCCAACAAGGATCTGCAGGCCAACGGTGCTGTACTGAACGATGGTACCGAGGTGACCCTGGGCCCTGACCAAGCTGCTTACCTGAATGGTGAGGGTATCATCACTGCCCTCAACTTTATTGGCGGCTGGAAGGTATGGGGTAACCGGACCGGAGCCTACCCGGCGGTAACCGACCCCAAGGATGCTTTTCTTCCGATCCGTCGGATGTTCGACTGGATATCTAACACCCTGGTTCTCATGTTCTGGCAGAAGGTTGATTATCCCATTAACCGTCGTATGGTGGAGACCGTGGTGGATTCGGCAAATATTTGGCTCAACGGCCTTGCAGCCAGGGAGTTCATCCTCGGCGGCCGGGTGGAATTCCTGCCGGAAGAAAATCCCACAACAGACTTGACGGATGGTATTGTCCGTTTTCACGTCTACGTGACGCCGCCGTCGCCGGCCCGGGAGATTGATTTTATCGTCGAATATGATCCGCAGTATCTTGCGGCTCTGTTCGGCTAAAAGGAGGCGTAAATAATGAACCAGGTGCCTGAAAAACTGATTAATTTCCGGGTGTATGAAGACGGGGCCGACTATCTGGGCGTGGCGGACGTGGAATTGCCTGCCATCGAGGCCATGACCGAAACGGTCAAGGGCGCCGGCATCGCCGGTGAGGTGGAAAGTCCGGTGCTTGGTCACTTCGGCAGCATGAGCCTCAAGATCAACTGGCGTGTTGTTACACGGCCGACGGTCCACTTGGCTCAGCAGCGCACTCACAGCCTTGATCTGAGGGGTGCCATTCAGGTCCAGAATGCGGGAACAGGAGAGTACCGTGTAGCGCCCATGAAGGTTGCCGTGCGGTGTATTCCCAAGAAAACGGAACTGGGCAAGCTTGATGTCGGGGCTACGTCCGATGCCGCGAACGAATTTGAGGTGACCTACATTAACGTCAGCCTTGACGGCAAGAAGATTCTGGAGATCGACAAGTACAATTATATCTGCGTTATCGACGGCGTGGATTACCTGAAAAAAGTCCGGGAGGCCCTGGGCCTTTCGTAAAACATAAGACCTGTTGCTGATATGGCGGCAGGTCTTGGCTTTCATAGAGAAAGGAGATTGTTATGGAGATCAAGCTCAGCAAGCCCTGTGCCTTCGAGGGCAAAGAGTACACGGAGTTAATACTGGATTTTGATTCATTGACCGGCAGGGACATGATCAGCGCGGAGGCCGAGGCAAGGGTTATAGCCGGCCCGGCGCCCGTGGCCGAGTTGTCCAAGCCATTTCTTGCTGTCATGGCGGCGAAGGCGGCCAAGGTTCCAGTTGATTTGATAGTCGGATTACCAGCAAATGATTTTAGTAAGGTAACCATGGCGGCACAGGATTTTTTACTCGGTTAGGCCTGAGACCATCAGAGTCCAGGCGGCTTTTTATGGAGGCCGGCTTTAGGATGTCGGCTGCCACTTATACACCGGTGCCATACTGGCTGTCATTGCCTATATCGGAACTGATGGACTGGATACAGGTGCGTTTGAGCATGGGGGAGGGAAAGTGAGACATGGCGCGACGCATGTACGAAATAGCTTTTGAGCTGGCCGGGAAGATTAACTCATCTTTCGGCAATGCTTTTGCTTCAGCAAACGACCGCTTGGCGCAAATGAACCGCCATATCTCATCCCTCCGAGCTGACATGAGGGCACTGGAGAAGGCCCAAAAGGCCGGCAGTATAAGCGCCCAGCAGTATGCCGCTGACTACGCAAAACTTACCGCTCAGCTGGAGAAGGCTGAAAGAGCACAAAAAAAGCTGGCCAAGGCTACGAATCTGCAAAAAAGGATCGATGAGTACCGGGGTAAAATGAGGGGCAATATGCTAGACGCCGCGGGGGCGGCGGTTACCCTGGGAGCCCCGGTAGCTGCAGCCATGAAATTTGAGTCCAGTATGGCCGATGTCCGGAAGGTTGTTGACTTTGAGATGCCGGAACAGTTTAAGGCCATGGAAAAGGATATTCTAAGCCTTTCCAAGCGCATCCCGATGACCGCCGAAGGCCTTGCTCAAATTGTGGCCTCCGGTGGGCAGGCGGGACTGGCCAGGGATGAACTTCTTGGCTATGCCGAGGCGGCGGCAAAAATGGGTGTGGCCTTCGACATTTTGGCCGAGGAAGCTGGCCAGACTATGGCCCAGTGGCGATCAGCCTTCAAGATGAACCAGGAACAGGTAAACACTCTGGCCGACCAAATAAATTACCTGGGGAACACAACGGCGGCCGCGGCTCCTAAAATTTCTGATGTCGTGCGCCGGATCGGTCCCTTGGGTGAAGTGGGCGGGGCGGCTGCGGCCCAGATCGCGGCCCTGGGGGCAACTATGGTCGGGGCCGGAATTACGGAGGAAATTGCGGCAACCGGTATCAAAAACCTAATCCTTGGACTTGTGGCAGGTGAGGGTGCAACCAAGAGCCAGGCCGAGGCGTTTGCGCAGTTGGGGCTTGACGCGGCACAGATGGCCAAGCTCATGCAGGAGGACGCCCAGGGGGCAATTTTAAAAGTGATGCGCTCTCTCCAGAAGTTGCCCGAATACAAGCGGGCGGCGGTTTTGTCGGACTTGTTTGGGAAGGAAAGCGTCGGCGCCATATCACCCTTGCTGACCAACCTTGAAGCCCTGGAGGTAAACTTTAAGAAGGTGGCCGACGCCACCAAATACGCCGGCAGCATGCAGAAGGAGTTTGAGGCACGGTCGGCGACGTCCGAGAATAATGTTCAGCTGCTTAAAAACAGGATGATGGCCCTGGCGATTGCCACAGGCAATATCCTATTACCGCCCCTTAATCAATTAATCGGCAAACTTTCTGGCCTGTCCGAGCGGGTAGAGAAGTTTTCAGAAAAACACCCCGGCTTAACAAAGGCCATGGTTATCGGCGCTGCGGCCGCGCTTGGACTCGGTGTAGCCTTTACAGCACTGGGATATGCGGCCGGCCTGATTATTTCACCCTTTGTCAGCCTCTACGCCTGGGCAACCAGGGTTGAGTTGATGAGCAAGTTGGCAGCTGTGGCCACCAGGGCTTGGACGGCAGCCCAGTGGCTTTTAAATACAGCCATGCGGGCAAACCCGATAGGGTTGGTGATAACGGCTATCGGGGGACTGATCGCGATAGGTACAGTTCTTTATAATAACTTTGAATCATTGCGGAATATTGTGGATAACGTGTGGGAGAAATTCAAAACTATTTTTCCCGGAGCAGCTCAGTTAATTGAAACGGTGGGCGGTAAAGTAGGTGACTTATGGAATAAGCTGAA